TCATCATCATCATAGTCAGTGGGAGTCATAATAAACCCACCTTGCCTGAACCTTAGTATAGCCTGTGTCATCGAATCCGCCAAGTCATCATGTTCCCCATTAGGAAATGCAGCACATTCTTCAACAACTTCTTCAGCGAAGTTCATATCAGGCCTATACACCATACCAGATTCAAACACTGGTGCACAGGCATTCATTCGGGTAAATTTATCTGCACCCCTTGACGGCGTAAACGGCGTAACAGGGACTCCCATCCTTCTAAGTTCTTGGGTAAGTGGCATACCGCTGGCTTTCTGTTCGATGAGTACCATGTCAGGCTCAAATTCTTGATATAAGTCCTGCGCAACTTCTTTGAGTTCGGGAAAGTCCCAACGACCTCTTTGTGCATCGAGGAGTATAATGGCCTCGCCATCCCCATCAACGGGTTCAAAAATACCCCAAGTAGTAATAGCACTATAATCAGCACGCTCAGATTTCGAGAACGCCGTGTCATACGATTGGATGATGTAGGAACATACAGGCGGCTCACCACTATCCCAAACATTCCACCACTCCCGCTTGATGATAGCGCCCTCTTCCGCAGTGGGGTTTTGTAGGTACTGTGCGTTCCATTTCGTAACAGGGATAGATGCTCTTACAGCCTCTAATTCTTCCTTTTTCCAGTATTCGGGCCAAAGTACATTGTCTGTTTCAGGGAAAATTGCTGGAAACTCAACTACTTCCCATTTATCAGCGCCGCCTTCGGCTTGTTTTGCCAGAACCTTCGCGGTCAAATCACGAATACTCCAGCGTGTCATAACAATAATTATTGAGCCACCAGGCTGTAATCTCTGTCGTGGACCTGATGTGTACCACTCGTAGATATTGTCCAGTGCGGTAGGAGAAAGTGCGTCCTGTTCGGATACAGGGTCATCGATGATACATAAATCAGCACCACGACCAGCCAAAGCACCGCCAACACCAACCGCATAATATTCTCCTCCCTTAGACGTACTCCAACGCCCTGAAGCTTTCGCATCAGCCGCCAGCTTTACTTCGGGAAACACATCACGATAAACATCACTGTCAAGAAGGTTCTTGACCTTACGACCAAAACCTACAGCTAGTTCAGCCGTGTGCGTTGCTTGAATAATCTTTGTCTCAGGCTTACGCCCCATAAGCCAAGAAGGAAATAAATATGACGCAAACTCAGACTTGGTGTGTCTAGGCGGCATATTCACAATCAAACGCTTTAGCTTGCCGTCAGCTACCTTCTGAAGCTTTTCTGCGTATATCTTGTGGTGGTTGCCCTCAACAAATGTAGGCCACACATGCTTCACAAAGGACATAAAGTCCTGTTGCGACTCATCCCTCTTAGATACCTCCTCTAAACGCCCTACGACCTTACTTAACTCAGTTACTTCATCGTCAGTAAGGTATTCAAGAGGTATATCAAACTGGTTGTTCATCTACCTTTTAGAAGGGAATATTCGCCCTAACCCCCATGTAACCAGGCCTAATTTCTGGTCTTACCGTAAATGGCGCGGCCTTACCATCAGCACCAACACCACTGGTGAACTTGCTCAAATTATCATATGTGGGTTTAGAACCCATAATTCTTTCAGCAATAGCGCCTAAATCAATCTTAGGGATAGAAAAACCGCTAGAAGGACGCTCTCTGCCAACCTGACTCAAGCCCTGTATGCCCTGCTCAATGCCAGCGGCAGTCGGCTTATAGTCAGCATATTGTGCCGCAACAGGTACAGATGTCAATTGACCGCCAACAGGTGCGTCAGAATTTAACAGGTTAGGTGCCTTAGACGATAATTTATTCATAGATGCCGCAATCGCCTGTGTTTCGGGGCTAGGCGCAATCAGCGAAGAAATCATGCGGGTTATAGGATTGCCAGTTTGCATGCCCTTGGCAGCTAACGCTTCATTCTTCTGTAGAATTTCAGAAGCTGTCTGCATGTTTTTCGGCGTAGGGTTCGCAACAACAACCTCATTTTGCACAGGCTGTGCAATAACAGTCTGTACATTGTTGTCCATAGGCGGGCCATCATCAGGCTCGTTTCTATCTGCCATAGCATCTGAAATAGCCTGACCCGCAGATGTGCCGTATCCTGAAGCCTCCATAAGTCCCTCTAAAGAACTTGTGTCAGCGTATCCACCTCTCGCAAAGTTTTTAACCTCCCCACCCTCGGCATAACCGCCAAGCATCCTGAAGAAGTTCTCCATAGCACTGTCTAAGTTAGAAGGCGCTTGCTTCATTCCACCATAGCCAAAGCCCAAGGACATACCACCCTGCGCAGGCGGTGAGATTTGTGGAAGTGTGGGTATTGAAAACACAGGCTCTTCAGAAGTAGGAGTGCCAATTCCGCCAAGACCCCTGATAATCTCCTCAACCTCTTCTGCGGCAGTAGAAGGGCCGCCAGCAGACGGTGAGCCTGCCAACATAGGAGTGTCATCATCAGTGCTAACAAATTCTGGTGTTTCGCCAACCCTAGTGCCGTCAGGCATCTGAACATACAAAGGACTGCCGCTATCATCCTGAACAAGACGACCGCCCTGCTGAACACCTAACTGCATATCGCCAATACGACCCTTGGGCAAGCCAGCGGCTGTTGTCGTAAGATTGAACGGAAGGAAATCGTCAATAAAGTCCAAGCCCTTCGTCAGCGGATTGTTAAAGTAATCAATCGCTTCACCAGCAAGAACATTCAAATCATCCCTGCCTTTCTTATCTAGGAAGTCGTCATTAAGCGCAGAAACAACCTCTTCATCTCTCTCATCAGGAGGGATAGTGCCAAAAGGCACCGTAGCTCCCATGGATGTGTACTCATCATCATCGCCAAAAGGCACAGGCGTAGATAACACGGAATCGGGGCGAGGGGCTGGAAGGCCAATATCAACAGTGCGGCCTAAAGCATCTACGGTTTCTTGCTCGTAAGGGTCATTGAGAAGATTGCTCAACGCATCACCGCTAAATTTATTAGGAGCAAACTCACCAGCATCCATAGCCATGCTCATACCAGGGTCGATGTTGCGCATGTTCGCATCGTTAGCCACAACCTCTAGAGGAGTTTGAATAGGAGTAATAGATGTAACAGAAGCATTCCCCATACCAGGTATCATCATATCTTCAGCTACATAAACTTGCTCACCACGGTTCCCCTGCATTGAAGCTATATTGTCCATAGTTCGCCTGTTTATATCAGATGAGCTAGCGTCAATGTTAAGCAAGTCAGCATCCAAACCCATAAGGTTCAAAGCATCGTTTAGCTTATTTAACTCAGATAAAGGAGCATCATCATAGCCAGTAGTCGCTGTAGGCGACTTAATAATAGACTCCGCAAATGCAGGAGCAGAACCAGGCAAAGCAAATGGGTCCGCATCTAACATGTCTTGAGAATAAACAGTGCTTTGTTGTGGCGTACTGGCTGTCAACGAAACTTGAGGCCTTTCACCACCTGGGATAGTGCTTGCCTGCAACGCATCATCTATCTGCTGTTGCCGCCTAGATGCCGCTTGATTCAAAGCAATATCAACAGCTTGAGCCTGATTTTCCTGCTCAATCCTTGCGGCCTCTATCCTAGCGGCCTCTGCCGCAGCAGCTTCCGCCGCACGCTGTGCCGCTGCTTGGTCTGCCGCAGTAGCCTTGGCCTGTGTGTTGTAAGTATTACCAAATGAATCATAGTACACAGGAGGAGGCGTAGGTGTAGTGCCAAAATAATTGGAGCTATCATCATCATTACTATAGGTTCCAGATGACCAGCCTGGGTCATCAACAACACCAGTACCTACAGGGTCATAACCACCAGTGCTGGGGCTGTCATCGCTATAGCTGTATCCACCACTACTGCCACTAAAATTACTGCTACCGCCAGTGCCAATACCACCCATGCCAATGTCATCATAATAATATGAAGGAATACCACCAGGACCAGGCGCACCAGCCCCGCCCATAGCCTTCAATACACTAGCCTCACCAGGCGTGATGTATGACAGCATATGAGGCTGACCAGCAATCTCAGTGCGCATGGGCACAGCTCCGCCGTCCTCGTAATTAAAAACAGACATAGAAGGCATAGCCAAACCACTGAACAAATTGCCCAGAGACATCAAGTTATCCATGCTGGAATTACTGTAATCCCTAGCACTGCCACTAGAACCAACAACAGAATTAGAATCCATACCCAATGATGGCGGAGGGCTAGGAATTTCTGGTCTAGGTGTGATGCCTTCTGACGGACCCATATCCCTATTAACAAAACTCATGGCATTGTTATAAGCCTCATCAGTCGGATATGATGTGCGAGACATAATGTCATTTGTCATAATTGTTCTTGGTGGCGTAGGCGTTTGAACAGGAACAGGAGTAGGGGCAGGCTCAATAATAGCACGACCGAATAAACCACCAGTATTCTGACTCTGCCCTATTGACGTTACAGGCGTTTCATTAGAAACGGCAGCAGTCGGAACAGGTGATAATGGCGGAGGAATAGACGGAAGATTGCCAGGCGCAGTAGGGGTGCTAAATGTAGGCAAGTTAAATATGTTGTTAAATCCAGAAAAACCGCCCAAAGAACCTTGAGACTGACCATTACCACCAACACCAGCCAACTGAGAAAGCTGTCTTGCCATCTGACCACTAGCCTGATGCAAATTACGCAGCGCACCAACCGCACCGCCATCCGCATAAGCGTTAGGCTGAAATATATCTACCTCCGCCGCAGGCACCATAGGGGCAGGCATCGGCGCTGGGGGAGGAACAGATATATTCGGCAACGCATTCAAGCTGGTCATAAAACCCTTGAATGACGCTCTATTAGCTGGGTCGCTCTGAAAATTTAATGCTGAAGGTGATGAAGGAGCAGCGGGCTGAATCGGTGCCCCCATCATTGGTTTTTGTGCCATGTGCCTGCCTCAAATTAATTTGACAGGTTCATCATAGGCTAAATTCACGCTTTTGACAACAATAGCACCATCTCTTGAGGAATTTGACGTAAAATTTTTTGTGTACGCTCGTCTAAATCATCAAGGGGGTGGTTTTCTATAGCGTTAAGAAGCCTAGTTATGCGGTCTTTGTCAAAATCACTCAGGGTACCTTGAGACTTGCTAGAGCCAGAACCCAAACCAAGCATATCATTCACATGATACTCTAAAGCCTTAGACAGCTTCGTGTGACCAGTCTCGTAATAAAGATACTGACGGTAGGTTACACCCAACGCCTCAGCCATCTTCGTCTTGTTCAAACCCAATTCCTGACGCTTCGCAGTCAATATCTCAGGTGTCCAGTCAGAAAATGCAATCTTAGATGTTTTAGACGGAGGCATCCACAACCTCCAGTACACCAGCACGCATCAAACTGCTCTTGTAAGCGGAAATACTGCTGAAATCAATTGATTCACCAGTCCATTCACAAGCACTAGCGGCTAGTTGGCGCAAGAAGCCCTCATCATCTGGCTTTGCATACATGTGTTTGCCACGCAGGGTACCTAAGAACTCTGCATCCGTGTCAGCGGTGAACTCAAGCGGCTCACCCATTGTCATTCTATATCTCACGTTGTCCTCCTTGTGTTTCAATATATTGACTATATATGAAACAGGTTTCTGCTATTGTCAAGAGGTAGGTGATTGTTTTTGTGAAACAGGGCGCACTCCGCCTCCTGTCAAATTTTTGACACAGGGGGGTGTCGGTTTCTTGACGGCCCGTCAAAATTTTGACACATCGCGCTAGGGTACCTGTCAATTTTTTGACGGCAGCCAGAACAAAAAAATAGGCGGGAAAATCCCGCCTATCTGATTTTTGTTTATGATAATTCTGATATTCGCTCTTGCAGATATTCATATATCTCATCATGCAATCCTGCATATATAGATGATTGGCCTATCCTGTTCTCTGGTAACAGTCCTACTGTATTGCCAATTGTGCGCCTAACTATGTATCTGGTATGAGTATCACCATCACCATAAGACGCGCCGTTATTTTGCTGTGATACAGTTTGCACTACATCATCACCAAACCGAGAACGCCATTCTGATATGGTACGCCTAACATTATTCGGGTTCCATCCTATAGCGTCCATTAATTCCTGTACTGATGCACCATCATCCGAACGGCACATAGACCATGCAACACCATTTCTTGACGAATATCTAAAAGGCATTATTTCCGTTTCACCTTGTGCATCATAAGACAGTCTAGATGTATCAGACCATCTAATCATGTTACATATCAGCATGCACCAATTACGCATTTTGATAGATGATAGCGTGCCTTGGTGTTGTCTAAATTCAATCGTCCCATATGTGTTATATGTAGAAACATTTATAGCGCAAAATTTACCGCCTAAATGCGCATTTAGATTGCCCATTGTGGTGATGCCGTCAAAATCATCATGCCTTACTCTATTATAAAGATGATTGCACATCCTGTTATCACGTCTAGAACGTGATAGCATTTTGTTTATTTCATTCTGGTGCATGCCGTAACGATAAACTACATCTTTCACCAATTCAAAAGGCATAATATCGCCATAATATGCGCCGTCTAGATATTTTTCATCAGCACTATCGTTATAGTCTGAATACCTTGCCTTATATATTGCGGCATCATAAAAGGCATCTATCATGCCTACGCCCATAGATGCCACAATGTGCAAGTGATGCCCACATCCTACATTTATTTCCGCGCCTGCATTTTCTAATGTTGTGTACACATCATTATAAAAATTCCATGTAGGCATATAAGGCATAAAGCAAGCCTCATCTGCATCATAATATGCGACTGGTAATGGTGGAAATATTATTTCTGCCGTTACACCTGATGATGCATCACTAGTTATCCATAGACCATCATGACCAGCATTTTCTAAAACGCTATGCGCTCTAGATACTGATAGATTGCCTATCTCGCATTCACCTGATGCCACAAAAAATCCGTTTTGAGTATGCATGATTGTTTCCTTTCCTATGCATTGTTTCGGTTTTCACTCTTAAATCTTAATATGAAATAGATTGCAAATACAAGAAAAATGTTCGGTTTTTTTGCAGAAAAATCGCGCTTGCTTTCTTGCTCGCGACTGGCGCCAGCCTGATTTTTGCGAACAATTGTTTGGGTTTTTTCGGAGCTGCCCGCTGATTCAGCTCGATGCCAGTGGCCGCTGCTGCCCCAAACCCGAACATATCCCGAACCAGGTGGCCCGAATCCCGAAGACTGCCCGAACATTTTGCTGCAACGTAGAGGCCCGAACAAAAAAAGCCCCGCACGCAGGCGGGGCAAGTTAGGGAAGGAAACTGCCCGATAACGCACGGGCGGGCGATTTGTTACGCGGCTTCTTTTTCTGCTACATAGTCGGCGACTACTTGCTCGCCGATAATATAAACGTACATGTTGACTACTTTCTCAGGCTCGCTAAGGTCTGTCCCACACTCACCGAAGTTGTCTTCCTCGTACTCTTTGACGAACTGGATGATATTGAACGCTTGGTTGCCCATCCACTCAATCGCGTCTTGTGTGCCGATAATGTAATAATCTGTGTTAAAGCACTCATGATGCAACTCGTCCAAGTTCTCCATCACCCAATCGCTACCTTGATGCTGAATTGTTTCAACCAGCCATTCCTCGAAGTGCTCCTGAATCTCGTCTTTCTTATAGTCCATATCGTCCTCGTCTAGTTCTTCACAAAAGCGTAAGCGGCTACGATAGCCTTTCAAAGTGTGTAACTCAGTACAGTGACAGTTCGACTCATTCACCGCTTACTATATTATAGTACGAAACTCTTTTCACATAGTCAAGCGCAAAAAGTATCATTTGTAACTTTTTTTCTGCGGATGAACTGGCAGAGCTGGCGGGCCAAAAATGTTCGGGTTTGCTGCGGGCTGCAGCCAGAACTCCGCTGGCGCCGAGAACACGAACAATTGTTCGGTTGTCTTCGGATTAGTTCCAGGCCAGCGGGACCTGGTCGGCGCTGCCGCTGCTGAATCAACTGGCTCCCAGGTCAGAATCCCGAACAAATGTTCGGGTGTCTTCCAGGCCAGTCGCAGCTCGCCGAGTTCTAGTTGCACGGCGCCAGGTAGCAGCAGCGTTGTATCCCGAACAATTGTTTGTGCACTGCAGCTCGAACCAGGGGAATCCCGACCCCGAAGGGGCATCTAGTGCACTCCAGGCGCAGAAAAAGGCCCGACCCCGAAGGGGCAGGCCCGAAACCCGAACAAATCGTGCAGCCAGCTCCCCGAAACCCCGATTCCCGAAGCCCGAAGTCCTCGCCTCCCCGACTACACGGTGTTTTTTGGGCGTTATTGGTCTTTTTCGCTATCTTCTGCTATCTCGACCACATTATCCGACTCTGGTGTAATGTTCTTCATCCTACGCTCTGCCATACGCTGAAACTCGGCAAGTTTTTCAAGCACTTGCTCCCGATTCATTTGCGTTACATCCTCATGCATAACGTGGCTTTTATTAACCAGTAGCCCCGTTGCCTTCAAACGCAGTTCTTCAGCCCGAATAGCTTCCCCGTATTTACCTACTTGCCAAGCCTCATCCCGAAGTCTTTTCAAGTCCCGAACAGACTTGTCTACGGTGACCCCGTACTTCGTTCTGGCTTCAAGGCGCATCTCCTCAAGGCGTTCCTGCACGATGGGATTCCTGAGCAGTCTTACAGCCGCTACGGTAGGATTTTTATATCCTGCTTCCCTAGCCGCTCCTGTCTGTGTCATATCGCCATTAAAATACAAATCCAGAAACTTTTGTTGTTCTGGTTTTAATCTTTTCAAACCAGCCTCTACCTGTTCCTTAGTTAGTTCCTCGCCTATCTTTGGCATGGTTTTCTTATCTCCGTTTATGTTGTATATATGGGGGGGTTGCAGACCCCCATACATATATATATATATGCAACCTGTGCAACCTCTGCAACCACACATGTTTTCAATGACTTAGCACTAGGTTGTAAAGAAATTACTTTAACTTGCAACCTCTGCAACCTCTACTATTAAGCCATTGAAAATGTTCGTAAAAAAGGTTGCACGAAAAAAAGGTTGCACTGCAACTAAATGAAGTGCAACCAGAACAAACTAAGAACGACCTTTTTGCCACTGTTCCCACAATGCGATTACACCGAAACAGAACATAATTGAACCCATCGCTCCCAAGAAAAGCATACCGATAATTTCGTTGGCTGTTTCCATATATTTAATCAGTTCATAGGTTGACCAGAACAGGATTAACCCGAACATAATCATCCCCCAAGAAAAGAAGTTATACAACATTATTCAATCTCCATTACTGGTCTAGTACCGATACTAAGCCGAACATTTCCTTTGTCCCGCTCCTGCTGTAAGAACCGAAACCACGGCATTTTACGCTTTACAGCGTCATATTCTCCCTTGAAGTTCAGTTCCGATAGTTCTCTTCTCATGTCCCGAATTACATCGTTCACGTTAAGAAAACACTCTTCCATAATAGGATAGGGCAGTTCCCTGCCCTTTCCCCTAAGTAAATCATCAAAGTGCGTCATCCACTCGCTCCATAAGCTTCTTATGCTCTTTAGCCATATACTCAACAGTTTCAGCCAGTTGCTTAGAATTTCGTAACATCATATCAGCAACATCTTGGCTTTTGTTCTTGCTAGCGTCAGAGGCCATATTCAGCATAAGCTTGCCAATCTTTATCAACGTAGAGGCGTACACCATTAGTTCTTCAGCCTTGATTAAATCACCACTAGCTTGAGCATACACCTTCGCCTTGTAAGCATCAGTGCCCTCAACCATGTCGTCAATGATTTTCTGTGTTTTATCCATTCAACCACTCCTTAAACGGCTCAATGTCTTTATTTCCAGACACATACCAT